GTAGCGACATTTTTAGGCACCCCATCATCAGCTAACTTAGCCGCAGCGGTTACAGGTGAAACAGGAACCGGCGCTTTAGTTTTTGGTACAAACTCGACTGTTTCTGGAATTACGTTAAACGATGGATTTACGGAAGAAGTGTTTACAGTAACAGGTACAACACCAGCACTATCTCCAACCAACGGCACAATTCAAACTTGGACACTTTCTGCTAACTCAACACCCACAGCGGGTACTTGGGCTGCTGGTCAGTCACTTACTTTGATGATTAACGATGGCACAGCGTTTACTATTACTTGGACTTCCCTTGCGGTAACGTGGGCGGGAGGTTCTGCACCAACACTTGCAACAAGTGGGTTTACCGCTGTTGAGTTTTGGAAAGTTAATTCAACAATTTACGGCGCATTGGTCGGGACGGTGGCGTAATGTTAACAAAATTTTTACGCGCTGCTGCGGGTTTAAGTACGCCAGCACCACCTACGTCTACAGACCCAAACTTTAACAGCGTCAGTCTATTGCTGCATGGTGATGGGACTAACGGCTCACAAAATAATACGTTTTTAGATTCGTCAACAAATAACTTTACAATTAGTCGGTTTGGCAATACTACGCAAGGCACATTTAATCCATTTGTATCTTCACCGCCATACTCACCAAGCGTTAATGGTGGGTCGTTGTATTTTGATGGTAATGAGGATTATTTAAATACAAGCTATTCAACTACTGCATTTGATTGGTGGACTTCAGATTTTACAGTTGAAGCATGGGTATACCCAACGACACTTGCAGGATGGGGTTCTTCAAGTGGCGTTTATACACAATCTAGTTTAATTGGAAATGCAAGCCCAACGACTAACATAGTCTACTGGACGTTTGGACCATATCTAGATGGTACTGTAAAGTTTAAATATTGGAATGGCAGTACTTCTACTACTGTTACATCTACATCAACTATAAGTGCAAATCAATGGTCTCATGTAGCAATGACCAAAACATCATCAGGAATTATTTTGTATGTCAACGGTGTTGGAACAATTGTTGCGGCGATTGCAGGAACACCTCAATCTTCTAATAGCGTTCCTTTAATGGTTGGAAAAATATATAATGCATCAATACAAGGTTACGCATCTAACATAAGAATAGTAAAAGGCACAGCAGTTTATACAACAAACTTTACACCACCGACAGCACCACTAACTGCAATCACAAATACATCACTTTTACTTAGCGGAACTAACGCAGGTATTTTTGATAATGCAATTAAAAACAATTTGGAAACTGTTGGTAACGCTCAGGTTAGTACAAGCGTAACTAAGTTTGGGACTGGCAGCATGAGTTTTGACGGTACTGGTGATTATTTACAAATTCCTAATACACCACAATTTGAATTTGGCACTGGCGATTTTACTGTTGAGGCATGGGTTTGGGTAGATAGCACAGTTAATCCGCTTAGACCTGATAATCTTAAAAATGTTACTGTTTTTTCAACTGGCACAAACAGTTCAACTGATTGCTCCTTTGCTGTTTATGGCAGCACTTCCGCTGCTGGAGTAGGATTAGAGATTTATCAAGCCTCACCCGCTATAGCCTTTAGTGTTGCTGCAACAGTAACAACAAATTCTTGGGTTCATATTGCTTTTGTTCGTTCTGGAACGACATTGTATGGTTTTGTAAATGGTGTTCGCATTACACTTGGAACTACCTCGTCAACAATTGGATCAATTAATTCTCCAAAAGTTGGCATTGCAAATACACCGTCTTACACAAATCAATTTAAAGGTTACATAGATGATTTGCGTGTCACTAAAGGTGTAGCACGATACACCGCCAACTTTACACCGCCAACAGCAGCGTTTCCAAATCAAGGGTCTGCTGCACCACCTATTCCTTTATCGGTTGATTATCTTGTTGTCGCTGGTGGCGGTGGTGGTGCAAAATTCAGTGGTGGTGGCGGTGCAGGTGGATTACTGCAAGGCACAACGTCTTTAAGTGGTGGTCTTTACTCGGTCACGGTTGGTGCGGCGGGAATCGGTGGATCAAGTGCAATAAACACAACACCAACTTGGGGCGGTACGGGCGGCAATTCTATCTTTAACGGGGTTACTGCTTACGGTGGTGGTGGTGGTGCAAGTAGAACAACAGGAAATGCAGGACTTGCAGGAAACCCTGGAGGTTCTGGTGGTGGTGCATCACCCGCAGACAATACCCCCAAAACTGGTGGTCTTGCGACCCCTGCGGGACAAGGTTACAAAGGTGGTGACAAGATAGGAAATGGATGGGGTGGCGCAGGTGGTGGTGGTGCGGGTGCTGTTGGCGTAGATAGTTCTTTGGTTATTGGAGGTAACGGCGGTAATGGAGTTCAATCGTCAATAAGCGGAACTGCAACATACTACGCAGGTGGTGGTGGCGGATCAAGTTACAACAACAACACAGCGGGTCTTGGAGGTCTTGGCGGAGGCGGCAACGGAACGGGTGATAATGCAACCGTTGGTGGAGCAGCAACAGCAAATACTGGTGGCGGCGGTGGTGGCGGTGGATATAATTCAGCTAAAGGTGGTGATGGCGGCTCAGGAATAGTTATTATTTCTTACGTTGGCGCACCCGTCTGGACAGGTGGTACGGTGACATCGAGCGGTGGAAATACAATTCACACGTTTACAACTTCTGGCTCATTGACCTACGGTGTTTAATAAAAAGATATGGAGATTGTATGTTAATTGCAAAAGTTGAAAATGGTGTAGTTTTAAGTGTGGCAGATTATCAGACAATGTTTCCTGATACATCTTTTGCACCTTCTGGGCCAAACGACAGTTTTATGGTTGAAAATAGCTGTATGTACGTTAACGTGTTTTTGCCCTATGACTCAGCGACACAATGCTTAGAATCTGTCCCGCCGTACATTCAAATTGATGACCCAGAAAAGCCTTTAAATTGGGTTTATACGGTTGCTGTCATTGAGCTAACACCCGCACAGATTGAGCAAAGAAATGAAAGCCTAAGAGCGGCTAACAAATCACAAGCATCCTTTCTGCTACAAAAAACAGATTGGACTACAATTCCAGATGTATCTGACCCTTTAATAAGCAATCCATATTTGACCAACCCGTCTGAGTTTGCGGGGTATCGGAATCAGCTACGGCAGATTGCCGTTAATCCTGCTGTAGTTGTAGATGCTTGGCCTGTTGCTCCCGTTGAAATTTGGTCTAATTTATAAGCACAAATTTTTAATTTGCCGATTAATTTGTTTGAAATAAAGGACTTTTGATGTTGTCAGCGTTTCAAACTAATGCGTTTAAAGCCGATGCTTTCCAAATAGATAGAAATTTTGTATTTGCGTCTGGTAGCGCAAATGCAACAGCGTCAACATCTATAGTTGCAAACGCAGTATTTTCGGTTAATGGATCTGTGTCAGCGGTAGCAACGGTTACCGCACAAGCAAGTAAAATATTTACGGTTTCTGCAAGCGTTTCTGCCTCTGTTACCGTATCGGCGGATGCGTCCCGTATTAAATTTGCGGATGCAAACGTACAAGCAACAGCGTCAATATCTGCTAATTACAATGTCAGATATTCTGTATCAGCGTCTGTAGCGGAAATAACAACGGCTGCCTGTACGTCTGTGGCTAGATATAGCGGTAATGCAAGCGCATCTGCAAACGGAACGGTAAATTGCATAAGTGAGATCATTGGCGAAAACTGGGTGGATGTGCCGGAATCGTCAGATGTGTGGACAAATATTACAGCCGGATCAAATGTTTGGACTCCGGTACAACAGGATGGGAATACATGGCTACGCAACGGATAGTATTGAATGAGTGGATGCCAGATCAACCTGGTCTTGCTGGCGCTCTTACAGAGGCTAAAAACGTCATTCCTATGGCAATTGGATACGGGCCATTCACTTCAGAAGTTAACTTATCGGCTAATGCGTCTCAGCCTCTTATAACCACATTCGCTGGTAAGTTTTCGGGTGCTACCGTTTTGTTTGCAGCGGGTGCCACTAAGTTGTACAAGTTTGACTCTTCTGATACTTCTATGGACGATGTGTCCAAATTATCAGGCGGTAGTCCAAGTTCATATACATCCAGCACGCTATGGAAATTTACGCAATTTGGTAAGGTAGTAATTGCCGCAAATGGTCAAAACAAGCTACAGTCGTGGACAACAGGATCATCAGCTAACTTTATCGACTTGGCTGTTGCAGCGCCCACCGCGTCTTATGTGACCGTTGTGCGGGACTTTGTGGTGGCAGCTAAGGATGCAACGTATCCAAACCGTGTGTATTGGTCTGATATTAACGATGAAACGAATTGGACACCAGGCACAACGTCTCAATCTGATACACAAGACATATCGGATGGCGGTGACATCCAAGGCATTACTGGCGGAGAATTTGGGCTGATCTTTCTCGAGCGTGCAATCGCCAGAATGACGTATATTGGTTCTCCCTTATTCTTTCAATTTGACACAATATCTCGCAACCTAGGTTGCTACGAGCCGCGGTCAATTATTCAGTACGGTCAGATGTCATATTTCTTGGCAGATGATGGGTTTTATTCATGTGACGGTCAAAACGTCATGCCAATTGGCAACGAAAAAGTAGATAGATTCTTTTTTAACGATGCAAACCCAAATTTGTTTTTTGAAATGAGCGCGGCTATTGACCCAGTTAATAGTCTTGTTTTGTGG